CGCTGTTAAATTCAAAATTCAAAGGGTTTCCGGTTGCCGTAAGATCAGTTATTGACCCTGCAAAATCATCTTCCAGAATATCAATTTTCCACTGGTAATTTGTCAGTGAAGCGAACTCGACCCGATATTTGACAGCATATGCCATTACTTATTGTCTTCAATATAACGTCTTCTCACCAGTTCAATATCTTTGCCTTTAATAACTCCCTCAAGTTCAACCTTAACACTCATCTGACTTGTTCCGGCACTGGCATAACTTGCACCTCCACCACCTCCTGAACTCCCGCCTGCTCCTGCGGACATTAACCCTTTCAATGCTCCTGACGCTACAATCATAGCAGTACCGGCAATAACAGCCGTTTTCCAGTCCATGTTTTTAAGTGCCTGATCAAACCCCTTCATGCCAAGTCCTGTGACTACAAGTAACTTTCCAAACTGACCTATAAAGTTCGCTAAACTAAAAAGTAAGTCCTTGCCTATCTCCGAAGCGTTCGCGCCTCCAAGTGCCTGACCTATTGAATCTGCAAACTCCACTGCAAAATCAGCAACCATATATTGAAGTTCATTAATTACCTGTGCCATGTTATCTTTGAAAAGTTGCGCCCTCATCTCATTGTCTGTCATTATCTGATCAGCCTCTAATTGTGCAACCTTCATATCTTTTAGAGCCTGATCCATGTCAATGCCCTTGTAAATACCTAACGAGCTTTTAGGTGCGGGAGCAAGTTCTTCCGAAGTCTTATTGACAACGCTAAAAATTTTTTCTTCGAAAACAGACTTAGTGACATTTACTTGTGGTGCTTTATTTAACTGCTCTGTCTCAGCAAAATAAGCCTTGTTTTCTTCTTTTAGTTTTTTTAATGCTTCCTCTGCCTCTTTTGCTGAGGGCGGTAATTTAGTTAGTTCTGCAATCTGATCCCTTAATACCTGGTTTGCTTTTTGTTGCGCAACGATTAATTCAACCTCACTTGCCTTAAATTTATCAATCGCATCTTCACCTTTCTTTAACTTATCCTTTAGTTGTTCAATGGTTTCCTCTGGAACTATGACAGACGGCTCTATCTTATTATCTGGCTTACCTGCCAGTCGGTCTATTCCCGGTTGCTGTAACGCTTTAACTACTTCCTCACTTTCCAGCCATGCAATATATTTTTTGCCTGAGAACATAGTCTTCTGCCAAAAATTTAACTCAGGATCAGCAAACTTTTTAAATGTTAACGCCGCACCTCCGACTACATCATTTATTACTTTACTATTATTTAAAAATGATCCCCATGCAACTTTTAGGTTAGTGACCGAAGCCGTAAATCGCTCAAACTTCACACCCATAGTTTCAGCCATGCCGCCCATTTTCTCCATTTCCTCAGTGGCTATTTTACCAACGGCCTGAGCTATTGCGCCAACAGAGGCCATTTCAACTCCCGGCCCTTTTAGTAATTGCCTTAGTCTTACGGCTGATATTCCTAAGTTATCGAGTATCAGCGGTGACTTTCTTCCAATGCCTAATACTATACTATCGACTAAATAGTCAACCGATTGACCTGTTTGAACAGCGCGAGCTGAGGCGAAAGCTAATAACTTTGATAAATCTTCAAGTGGTATCTGAAAGTTAGAAGCCTGAACAGCCCGTGACATTAACTGCATATCAGATACAGTTCCTTTTGTAGCTTTCTGTAAGTCGTTTAATAATTTAACTGATCCAATCTGCTCAAATCCTTTTCTTATCCCTTCGGCAGTTGCTGCCAGTTTTATAGATTCTTTTGTAAAGTTAATGATTGAAGCAACACTGAAAGCGGCAGCGATCACACCTCCAATTTTTGCAACGGTTGAACTAAATGTATTAACAGATTGGCCAGCACCCTTTAAGGTTGTGTCAAGTTGTGTCTTATCACCTTTTATACGAACTACTAAATCCCTTAAAAAACCCATCACTTAAACATTTGCTCCATTACTCTTATATCCTGCTGAATCTTTTTTGCTGTCATTACTTTCGGTTCTTTCTCCGGTTCTTTGTCAATTGAGAATTTATACAATTCATCTTTACTTTTCGGTTTGCTGCTCTTTTCATAGTTTGGATTACCCATTATAAGCTCCATTTTAATCTCCCGTGTCAGCCAGCCTATTGTCCTCTCCCAATGCCTGTAATACCCGTTTACCGCTTCATTAAACTCATAAAGAGAACTATTCAAATATCTCTCAAGGCTCCACCGTAACTCACCAAGCGCAAAAGATCGTATCTCTTTAAATGTTAACTTGCTCTTAGCAACTCTTTTTTTTTACCCTTTTCCGGATTGGTTATTCCCGCAACAAAGACATTGATCTTATCGCTAAATTCTTTCCGAGCCTGTAAACTCATATTCTCATTCCAGATTATTGCATTGACTTTCGTATATTTCGGCTTTTGGTACTTCTTCTGACAGGCTATAATGTAAGAAGCATAAAGCAGTTCAACCATATAATCATAAGGGTTTTTTGTTGCAAAATCTGACATCTGCCAGAAATTGATTTTAAGTTCATTGCAAGCCAGTTCAATGGAAGCCATATTAACGACTATCTCAACTTCTTTAACTGAGTACCCGAATGAATATTTATTTTTAAAGGCTAACTTCATACTTTAAATAAAAATAGTGAAGATGTTGACCAACTTGCAGCTCCGGTATTAGTGAATCTCAATGATGCGCTCGCATCCGTTGCCGTTGCTGTCAGTGTGATGAGATTTAACCCAGCTGTCAGGGCTACCACGTTACTTATATTTGCCGAAGTGTTATCGTAAAGAGCAACTGAAGGAAGTTCTCCGGACACAAGAGTTAAGAAAGTAGCTAACTTGTAAATTCCCGTATCTGCAACGCTCAAAGTATTTGAACTTACATAAGCAGTACCCGAAGCATTGATAGCTGAAGATATGGCAAGTGTCGCAACTGTCATTGTATCATAATCGGTTCCTCCTGCATCAGGATCGGTTATCATTTGAGCGGCTGAATCAATTAAACAATATAGAGGCCCGTCAATCTTAACACTTCCTGCCAGTGTCATAGCATTATATTGCGGTGCGGTGAATGTCAGTGAACTCATAAGAGCCTCGCCAATCATCGGGTAAGAACCTCCAAGTACTGCAACCAGAAGACTATCCCGATTTATAATATAGTCGGCTGTATCTTTTGCACTCAGAACCTTCGGAGTGTCAGTTAATAGACCCGTTCCAAACAACCCGTCAAAGTCAATGGTTACATCCCTGAGTCCGGTATCGCATTCATACCATGCCAGAGAATCTTTACTCGTCGCATCAAATAGGGCGTCATTTATTTTCAATGATAACCCTCTCTGCATTGCTATTGCCCTACCCTGCGAATAGAACAATATACTTGTTCCATTTACTGCCATTGTCTTAAGCTGTAAATACCGCCCATGCGCCGGTTCCTTTCACTGATCCTGAAAACTCGCAAGGTTTCTCATAAGGTGCGGTAATTGACAACCCGTTGAAAAAACCCATACCCATCCACCCCGGAATTGTAGTTCCGAGAGCTGCTGGGACAAAGGCGAATTTCATTGCTGCGTTACCAGCAATTATCAGAGCTGCAATTTCAGTTGCTGTCAATGTTGTGGCCGATCCTGCATCATCCCAAACTCCTGAGAAGTCAATAGTTACGTCCCTGATACCTGTGATACCTTCCCACCATGCGGCGGATTCTTTAGTAGTCGCGTCAGGTGTATCGACTGTAAATTTAATAGATGAATCCCTACAGGCATACATCCTATCGGTAGATGCTGAGGCTGTTACTACCGTTCCGACGGTTGCGAAAATTGCATATAAAGTTCCGTTTTTGGCACTCATGTTGCTGATTATTAAGTTATTACTGAATTATGAACATATAAAGGTCAATTAATTGTATTTTAATTCCAAGTTCTGTTTGTTCTGAAAGTTCTGTCATTGATTCAGGAGTCAGTATTACCATTGTATTGCCTGATAAACTTAATACCGATCCGCGCGAAGGTTGTAAATGCGACCTGACAATATTAAGCATTGATTCGGCTAAATAAGTATCCGCACGTTGTACCCGATCAGTAACGACCTTAACCATAAATGTACCATCATACATAAATTCGTCTTTTGTCCCGTCTTCTGCCTGAATTATTCCCCCGATATAAATATAATTGTCTGCTGGCGTTTTTGGAATTGACTTGTAAACAGGGTAAACATCGTCAACGGCGGCCACCGTTCCGGCAAGTGTCCCGGATGCGTTTGTTGCGCTTGTTAATCCTGTAAAGGTTGAACCCAAAACAGTATTTTTAAAACTTAATACCCCTCCCGATGAAGTGAGAATAGTTCCTGCAACCAAATAAGCGGCTGCATTTGTCGTTACAAAGTTCGAAGCTGTCAGAGTTAATGAAGTGGCGAAGGTAGCTGTTTTAGTTATTCCGTTATTTAAAACCGTTGCTGTTCCTGACGTGCCGGTTAATGTAATCTCATCTATTTCAGTATAGATATGATTATTTAAAGCACTGTAAAGAGCGGCTTTCAAAGGTTTTGATATGTCGGTATAACTTACGCTCACTTTATTTTATTTAATTCCGTTTCAATTCTTTCCACAAGTTTTTTGCTTTGATTTACGGCTGCAAAGTTCAGAAATGAGTCGCCTCTAATATTTACTTTCTTTATTCCTTTACCTTTAAATTGTGCAGCTACTCTTTTTGTATAATCATCAAAATCAAAGTTTGTGAAAACCAGGTCACCGGTTCCAAACTCAATATAAGGCGCGTAAAAGTTTGGCGTTCCTACAACCCATTCCATTGATTCTACTATCCTGTGATAAATGGAACCAAGTAACCCCGCGCCTCCATGTATGTTATGTTTGTTACTTCCAAGCATCCCGTTTAATCGCTTTTTTGCATCAGTTTGAATAGCCAAAGCAGTTTGTTTAACAGCCGTATCAATAGCCTTTTGCGCCTCTTTTGAATAAGCGTTTAAGTCTTTTTTCAGCCCCTCCACACCTTGTATTTCAACCCCTATCATTCGTTTGCCTTAATAGCCTGTAAATTCTTAATCTCCTGATATAACATAACAATGCGTTTATTAACAATATCCAAGTCTCTTTGCGCCTGTTCTTTGTCCGCTATCAAATCGTAAGCTCTGACTTTTAACTCGTTAATCTCTTTTTCTATTTCTGTCATGTTGTTACTAATTGAATGTATTTTGTCCCTGCAGGCGTAGTAACTGCCAGATAACCTGCTTTCGTTGATCCGGCATCGCCTGTCTCGGTAAGAAATCCGGAAGCAGTTGCATCTTCAAAGTTGAAAAGAACCGGCATTCTGCCACCGTTATAAATTGTCCAACATCCATCATTGGCGACCGTCCCATTGTGTGACATTCTCATAAGATAGTCGCCTGCTCCTGACTTCGTTTGTGCGTGCGTATCAACCCATGCCACCCACGTACGACCTGAAGCAGTCCCGGTTCTATCGACTACCGCATGAAGTGCAGTTATAATGTTCGAAGCTGAATTATTATTTATTGCATTAGGTTGTGCTGCAAAATAACCGGCACAAAGATCGCCGTAATTAGCAATATTTGCCGAAGCGGACACGTTTAATCCTTCTGTTCCGCCTGAACTAACAACATCAGCCCTTCCCCTGATTCGCATTGTGGCATAGTCACCCGACGAAGCGGCATTTGCTGCAAGTATTTTAAAAGCACACTGACCAGCAGTTGCATGACTTACCCATGTTGAGCCAGTTGAAAACAACGTCCCGTCTGTAGCCGTTCCGACTGTGCCGGTGAACTTAACAAGGTTTGTTACTGCTCCGGTGACAGCAATAGAGTTATCTTTTAAAAGAACCCCGTCAATCGTTACGCCTGTCGCCGTTGTCAGTTCGCTTATTGTGTCACAAGTAGGCGCAAGCATCCATGCATAAATTTCTGTATTCATTGCATTTTGCGAAGTAACGGCATTATAAATGTTGTTACCAGATCCGTCGTGAGCGTAACCAATGCTCAAAGTTATTTTTGCCATTTCTTTATACTTTAGTTGCTGCAATTAATATTACCTCTGTCATGTTCGCTTTACCTGCATTCTTTGTCAGGGGACGAACAGGATATAATGTCTTACCTGAATAAACTACTTTTATATTGTCCGAGTAGCCATTATCCCAGAACTTGATCCGGTAAACAGCCCTATCGGTTAACTCTTTATCTTTTAAATACCTTGACCCGTCAACCTGTTCAACGTGTGCGCGGGTGCTTACGGGAGTTGACCAGACAGGCGTTATGTCACCTGAACTTACCGTTTCAGTATAAGTACTGATTGTGATTAGGCTATTTAACTTTCCGACATCCATTAATACACTATTAACTGGTTAACTCTCTGTAAAGTGTCAAAAGGAATACGGGCGGCATTAATACCTATACCCTGATCCCTGTTATTAAAAATTGCAGCTGCTATCTCTGTTATACACTGATTTGCTGCTTCGCTTGTTTCCCCGGCCTGAAATGTAACTTCCATATACCACGGTGTTACGCTTGCACCAACTCCGACCGTTCCAATCACATTATCGGGACAAACATAAACTTTGTTAAGTCCCTTTTGCGTGAATGTTGTACTTACCGTATTAACAGTAATTGTTATTGCAGGCGTTGAAAGTACCGGAGAAACAGGTAACTCGTACCATCCTTCATCCTGATCTTCTTTCTCAAAATATGCTTTATAACTCTTGCTCACAACCGACATCCCTGTACGATTCTCAAACCACGTCCTCGCGGCTGTTATGATAGTGCCAATAGGAGTATCCTGATCAGTGGCAGTATAACCTAAGAATGTCTTAAGCTGTGCCGTTGTGACCGGTTCAGTTATCGAACTTGTAAGTACTTTGAGTTGCATTATTTTGTTTTACGCTTAGTTGCTTTTTTGTCCTCTTTTGTTTCGATTTCGGCTTTCTCCTGTTTTTCCTCAATCAGTTGGCCTTTTTCCTTCAGAATCTCAAAGTAACGTGACGTTACTAATCGCTGTTTTTTCTCTCCTTTAATTAATACTTTATGTAACATAATTTAAGTTTTAAAAGAGGGTGCAGAGTTACCCGCACCCCTTTACAGTTTATTTCTTAAGTCCGATCTTTAAAGCTAAACTGGCTAAAGTCGCACCTTTATCCGCATCTCCTCCAACAGCGGTAAATTTCAGATAACGCCATAAAATACCTGTCGCAACGTCTGAGGCTGGTATCTTTACAGTCCCCATTCCATAATTTCCGGTTGTAGGATGAAACAACGTAGTGTCAAGTGTGACGTAATTTGTCCCATCAATAGAACCTGATAATGTAAGTGTAACATGATTACCTAAAACCCTGGAAGTAGTTAACCTTTTATCAAACTGGCAGGTAGCTACATAGTAGTACAGCTCCGGTTTATTAACAAAGAATACCCAGTACTTTGTTGCTGTACCTCCGATCGTGTCACCTGCTACTGGCGTGTACTTTGCATAAGTGTTGTTATTGAGTGCAACGACACTTCCTGACTGTGCCATTATGGTCATACTGAGTACAACCAAAAATGAAAGTATAAATAACTTTTTCATATTATGAACTTATTGCAGTTACAATGTCAGCAGTTGCATCGTACACGAATGCGTTGTAATCAGGAACTTTGAGTCTGTTTACCGCACGTACCGAAGCAGTGATAGTCTTCAGGTCATATTCAGGGTCAGTTGAATCCTGATCCCAGATTTTGATTGTAATTCCCCTGTTGACAAACAATGTATCACGTTTGAAAGCCCCGACCAGAACATACCCGGCTGTTACCAGACCTGAAACAACTACCCTACAACCTGCGACGGTTATCCTGTCGGGTGCAAGGTTCGGAGGCATGAGATAGATACCGTCTGCATTCTTCGGCATTGTCATCATGGCATAATCGTAAGGATTAACCATTGCGGTTAGTTCATCTGTGTAATACTGGCCTCTGATCTGAGCTACTGCGGCTGTAATAACGTCTACCAAGTTAGGAGTTACAATCCCTGTTATCTCAGTTGTGAGCGTGTAAGCGGCTGCAATACTTGTATCGGTAATACCCTGCATTGCCGGGCTGGTTCCCGTTCCGGAATAAACACCGCTTTCAACGGTTCTTTCAATCATCGGGAAGAGTTCAATATTTATCTCTGACATTAACTGATCCCAGTCTTCAAGTGCCTCGTTAGTGACCTTCACAAAGGTTCCGATCTTTTCAACCGGCGCAAACCTCTGAATCCATGTGAAGTCAGACTGTGCATACTGGTTACCCTCTGCAACGGCGGCGGCTCCAGCTGTTCTGGCTGATCTCTCAACCCAGCTTACACGGTTTGAATTGATAGTACCTCTTGATATAATATCCAGAAGTGTCAAAGGTCTGTCAGGTGCTTTTCCAATTCCCGGCTCCCGGAATGGAACAATAACAGCCGTTGAAAGGTCAGTTGTCCCGTTACTCAGCTCTGTAGCTTCATCAATAGTTGATGCCTTTAACTCGAAAGTCAAAGGTTCGCCTTTTTTCAACCTTGCTTTCGTTTCGTCTTTTTTGACAGTGAAAGCATCACGGAGTTCTTTGAACGGGTTTTCTCTTTTCCCGCCCATTTTTTGATCCTTCAGCTGAACAGCCAAAGTATCAGCCTGTACCGATAGTTTCTCAATCGTTTTTTGTGCAGCATCGTATTTTTCAAGTAATACGACATTTTCAGCTTTAAGGTCTTTCTTCATTGCTTCCAAAGCCTCAGCCTGTTTTTTCTGCTCCGATTTGATACTATCATTAAGGTCTTTAAGTTCCTTTTCGTAGTCCATCTCTTAACTTTTAATTGTTTGTAAAATACTTTTAAAACCATTTATGAAAACTGACGGCTCTACATTTACATGAGTGGTTATTACCGGCTCTTTAATGTTAAGTGTCTTAATTATTGCTTTTATCTTTTCGATCTCTGCCTCAAATTGTTCGGCTGTCTCATCGGAATATTTACCGTTCTTTAGACCTTTATTCAGTGATTCAAGTCTTTTGTTTAGCTCTGTCAGTGTCTCTACCGTCTCGCCTTTTGCACTTACCACTTCAGTAAGTGAATTAGCTCCCCATGTTACAGATGAATATTCCCAAAGTTTCAGCTCAAGTAATTTCCTGCACCTTAACTTTCCGTCTGTCTCATTTTCATCCTGACTTTTGATAGTATTAAAACCTATTGAAAGCTCGGTTATTAATCCGTCAATATGTTGCTGTAACTTATCCTGTGAAAACTGATCTTTCCCGAACTGTGACTCAAAATATAACCCTTTTGAATCCTCTTTTAAGACTTTAGGCAATGCGATAGGCTGCCAGCTGTCATGCTGCCAAAGGTGTTTTATCCTGTTACGGGTGCTTTCCGGTCCTCGCTCTGTGAGTGTCTTGCTAAAGGCTCCCGGCATTATCATATCTTGATCACTGTCAATATTCCCAAATATTGAAGCGTACCCGGTGACTATTCCCGTTTTTTCATCCGCATCTTTTAACTCGAAATTACTTTTTACCTGAAAGTTCATCTTTTTATATTTTAGTCAACACTATAACCGATTGAGCAATAACAATTTATAACTTCGTCCGCTTCTGCATTTGCATCACCAGGGAATTTTAACCCAGGTAAGTATTCATAACTCATATCCTGCGGTTCCATATTTCCGTAATCCTGATGATTTGCCCTGAAAGTCTTTAATCCAGGGATAAATAACCATTCCTTTTTAACTCCCGGCACGTCCTTTGCACCTTCATAACTACCTGTATTGGCAGCTCCTCCCACCTCAGTCATTGCGATTCTTTGAGCCTGCCAGTTTTCCATTGTTGTCATCGCTTCTCCTGACAATGATTCTTTAAGTAGCTTCCGGCCTTGTGGTATTCCCAAACCTTCAGTGCTTATACGTTCCACAACTTCATCTATGACTCTATTAATTGCATCCGTCTCAGAATCCAGTATGGAATCAATCTTTTTCAGTAGTTTCCTGCTTAATATTTCAACACTTCTTTCGTTCCAATATTTTCTCCGATCTTCTTTCAGTTCATAAGAATCAAACCCGGCTTTCTGAAACTTCAACGTTCTTTCGGTATCAAAAGCAAACTTCCCTCCGACCTCCGACCAAATAGCCATTAACTGATCTTTGACAAACTTAGAATTAAGCAACTCCCTGACCATTGGCTTTAACCTGTCAGCATCGGTATGTTCTGACTGCTCCACAACCTGAGAACGTACCTTAACAAGCATCCGGCGGGTTTCTTTCCAGAACCGCTTAACGTACTTTTTCTTAATATCTTCGCTTGTTATGACTTTCATTTTAAGGTTTCAATCTGTCTTTTAATATCCTGTTTTGCTATCTCAATTTGTTTCTTACATAACTCAATCTGATTCTCTTTAAAGCTGATGTATTTTTCAACTTCAGCGACCCAGTATTGAACGGCTAATATATAACCCTGATCTTTCATTTTCTATAGTCGGTTATTTTCAACGCCTTCAAAGCTGATTCAACTATCTCCGCATCCGGTGGGTTGCTTAATTCACCCATAGGCATAAGTCCTGCACTCTCATAAATTATATCCATTGCCGGATCGGGTAACATCTCATACCCTAAAGCCTCTCTTATCTCGTTTTTCGTAAA